TACATGATCTCGAACTTCCATTAGTTCATTGAAGCACTCCTGATTGTGAGCACAAGCACGAAGAGTATTGTCTGGTTTTAATACAGATTCGATAAAGAGAGTCTTTGCTCTATCCAACTTCTCTTTCTTTTCTTCTGAAAAACCACAATTAGGAGTATACTCATACCCATGCTCTAATAAATGTTGTTGGTCATCAAAGTTTAATCCTGGTGGATAATCAATCATTTGGAATAATTCTAAAAACTGTAGTGTATCTAAAGATAGAAGGTACTTTTGGTGCTAATCCCCTATGAGGATGCTTACCAGGAAAAATAATAACTCTTCCAGGTACATAGTCATGTTCTTCAACAACAATGTTACCATTAACTAGTTGAAATTGTCCACCCCATTCTGATTTCCATTGACTATTATTCATTAACATAACAGTCAACTCGTTATCTTTAGCATCTATATGAGTGGATCCATCCATTCCATAATACTGAAGATTGACATCTATTCTCTTCAAGTATATAGGAACATCAAATAAATGTTGCTCAATGATCTCAAAAGCATCAAAGAACTTTTCTGCTTGCTCATGCAAGCAGTCTATTCTATTAATACTACTTCTAGAAAAAATTGCTTTACCAAAAAATCTATGACCACCTGTTCTACAGGTAGGCCATGATTTTGGATTTGCTATGTTTGTACTTATTACAGGAACCTTATCAAGAAGGATATCCTCTAGTGAAGTAATAAAAGAGAGATCAAAAAGATCATCAATCACATGTGCGATCACGGTCTATCTTATCAAAAAATGCATCAGCATGAATCAATTCATCAATCAAATGAATCATCTCGCTTAAATGTTTTGCTATAAATGGTTTCTCAGTTCTTGCTGCAAATGATAAAGCGTTTCTCAAATTGCCTTCTGCCTCACGCATTGAATCTTCTACCTGTTCGGATAGGGCCATGAAATTAATTACTTTTTCAATATTTATTAAACATTATAGAACCCCTGACTCAAAGAGTCAAGGGTATTTGTTTAAACTAAAACTTCTCTACAGATTCTTTTACATACTGCTTGATCTTTATCACATTCAATTAGACATTCATAGTACTCAGATAGAATCTCCATACTATGAGGATCCTCGTAAGAACCTGCTAGTTGATTATAAGATACTAGATTGTGGTTAGTCATTCAACCTCCATAAAATACTATTATATCATTATTTAGTCAGTAAACCAGGACAAACCCAATAATATTTTTACAAAAATTTATGCCTACGCACTTTTACTTACTGCCTCATAATCTGCTTGGAACAATTCTAATCCTTTATCAGTAAGGATATGATTATACATCTTCTCAAAGACTGTTGGTGGCATGGTAACAATATCTGCACCATATTCAAATGCTCTACCCACAGACCTTACATCTCTTACAGATGCTGCTAGAATTTTAGTCATTACCAGATGCTCCCTGAATACCTTAGCAATATCCTTAACTAAACAAAGACCACCGAATGAATTATCATCTACTCTACCTACAAATGGTGATACATAAGCAGCACCTGCCTTAGCAGCAAGAATTGCTTGTGACTGTGAGAATATAAGAGTTACATTAACTCTAATACCATTATCAGATAGTTCTTTACAAGTTTTTAATCCTTCTGGTGTGCATGGAACTTTAACAGTACATACATCCTTGTACTCAGCAGCAAGTCTTTGACCTTCAAAGGTCATATCCTCAACAACTTCCATGCTGATGTCTGGTATACCTGCTATTGATAGCTCACGGTATACATCCTCTGGATCCTTTCCACCTTTCCTAATAAGAGTTGGGTTAGTGGTTACACCATCAATCAATCCAGTCTCAAAATATTTAAGGATAGTTGGAACATCTGCAGTGTCAAGAAAAATTTTCATTGTAATAATCTTTTTTGTAGTATCTTCCTAAGATGTTGCTATTATAATAGGCAGGAGTACCATCCGTCAAGCTTTCTGTCAGGACATTATTAAGAAACAACTGTCGTGTCTCCTCAAAGTTTACCTTTCCTGCTGTAAGGTGGGTTGATAAGATTTCCCGTTTGAAGATTGTCTTTCCAAACTTTTTAACATCGGCTTTAAGTTCTGGAGAACTTCCATAGTACTTCTTCCAGTCACTCTCAGACGATACTCTGCGTTTCCCACCTCTAGGCTTTCTGCGTTGTATGAAATATTTGCGTCCGATGTACTGCTTGCCAGTTTGTAGATTAGTAATCCTGTAGACGAAACCGAACTGATCGTTAATATCATCAGAAGTAAAAGTTGAACCTTTGTAGGTCCAGGCGTTTTCATAATCTCTCCCATCAATTTCAGCCACGCTGGTCTTCCCATAATTTTTACTACTCTTTCGCTATTTAGCAACCACAAGAACAACTCTTACCAGTGTATACTTTGCCACATTTTTTACACTTATGAGAAGCTTCCCACAAATTATTTACAAACTCAGCAACGATTGGTTTCCCTGAGTCTGCTTTAAATTTCTTGTCCTCACCTTCTTTCTTAACCTTCTTAGCAGCTTTCTCTGCTGTCATTATACTGGTTGCCCTTTCTCTCCTATCATCTTTGATCTTTTTGATTGCTTTTAGTCTTGCATTTTTCTTTGCAGTGTCGGCAGCAGTCTTAGCACTTACAGCACTATTAGTTTGACTACTGCCACCTTTCTTTTTTGCCCATTCTGCAGCATTAGGTTTATGATCTGGATCACTTAATCCCTTTACAGCAGAACCAACTATACCTGAACCAACTTGTGCAGCATATCCTACAGTCTTTTTAGCTGCATTACCTATTGCTCTACCAACACCTTCTCTCATTTCATCAGGTACATTATCCTCACTACCAGAAACATACTTAGCATGTTCTCTTCTCTTCAACATCCTTCTACCTCTAGCACCAGCATCCATTGCTTTCTGAGGTTTCTTTTCTTCTTTCTTTTTCAGAATACTAGTCAAAACACCTTCAGTATTAAGTTTTTGTGCTACTTTTTTGTCTTCTCTACGCTGTAATATAGCATTCAACTTTGCCATCTTTGCTTTACTAGATGGTTTCATTGCCTCTTCAACAGAAGAAGGTGTAGTATCCTCATGCTCTATCACTTTACCGTTAGAATCTTTTTGATGATGCTCATCCACCTTTTTTTTAGATGGTTTTTGCTGAGCTGCCATGAACGCTCTGAACTTTGCAGAATTTATTCCTGTATCAGGATCATCCATCCTCTTTTGTTTTGCACTTCTTGTATCTTTTTCAGGATTGCGTTGATAACCTTCGACCTTATATGCAGGAACCTTTGCACCTTTAACACCTCTTCTTGACTTATGCTCTTCTCTACGCTTATCAATAGTCTTACCTCTCTTATTCTCTGAATCAAACATTGCAGGTTCACCGTGTCCTGGTCCAGACCTTCTATAGTTTCTGATAGATGCCTTACCATAATCTGAACGACCTTGATCTACCTTTGCTTCAATTTGTACTTCTTCAGTTTTATTCTTAGCATTAGAATGATGAGAGGAATCACCAAACGCAGGATTATTTTTATATGGTGCGGATTGCTTTGCCTTTTCTTTCTTTAATTTTTCTGCTCTCTTGTCAAGGAAATTTTTCATAGCACCTTTTGCCTTACCATCTCCTTTGGTAATACCGTATGCAGATCCTTCTACATTAAGAGTCTTAGGATAGTCTTTGTCACCTTTCTTTGCAGGTTTCTCTCCCCTTTTTCTCTTAGCATGAATGTTATCCCAAAGACCTTTCTTACCTTCATCTACTTCTTCTTCTTTAACACAATTAGGAACTGATTTTCCTCCTTTCATCTTAGTTCCCTTTGCCTTATAACCCTTCCAGCATGAAGATGCTCCAACATTTTTACGAGCTTGTTTAAGACCTTCTACCATCTCACCTTCAGGTTCATGAGACGCAACAATATCTTCACCAGCACCTTGCCTAACAGCTTGTACTTTCTTTTGCAAGACCTGCCTCTTGATCATCTTTAATCTTTTGAGTTTAGGATCTTCCTCTTCTGCTTGCTCAACAAAATTTCCAAATTGCATGGCTATAGACTATACTATACCAGACTATTTATCTTGATACTTATTGTTAAATTCTTTGAATGATGATTGGCAATCAGGTGGTTCAGGTTCTTTGTATCCCTTCATCTTTTTCCACTTGTTATGTAATGCACCCATCATCCATGACTGAGATAAACTATGAGGACCATTCTCAAGCAGATCTAACTCATACTTACTAGAAGTATAGTTCTTATATTCTTCTCTCCAATTGGAGTCGTCATAATCAATTGCCATAATGCATGTTCCTATCTTTGTTGGATGATTTGGATAGTTTAGAACCTCTAGTTCTCTTTTCTCCAGTTTGACCAGATCCTTGTGGATGTTTACCTGGTTTTTCTTTTCCTAAGTTGACAGACTTGCTTGGTTTCTTAGACTCAGTGTCATGTAACCTTGCTGGTTTGTTAGGTTTCTTTGTAATCACAGACTCTTGACCGTGTTTACGACCTAACCTCCTCATTGTCTTGCCAAACCTACGCTTAGACATCTTATCAGGTTTAGATGTAGAGTAAGATACTTCTCTACCAGTCTTTCCATCATCGTACTTGTAGCTACCAGTGCTCTTCTTATATCCTATACCTTTCTTCTTTAGATCCTTCTCAAGACCCTTTCTCTTGGTACGATTCTTAGACTCACTGCTACCACGATCAGCAGAAATGTGACCAGTGGTTTTAGTTTTAGCCTTACTAAGTTGTCTTGCTAGTCCTCCCTCATTTAACTGAGTACATTCTAGCATAAACTCTTTATATGTTTTCATACCTAGTGGACAGTTTCCTAATTGGTATTTATATCGTACTCTATCACTATCTTCTTAGATGATCTACCAACTGAGTTCTGTGTATAGTATTCACTCCACTCACCATCTGCTATATTACTCATCAACTTCTTATCTAAACCTGCTAAGTCAATACAATTAGTAACTGCATGTTTAACTGACTCAACA